CATTATATACCTCATAGTATTGACCCATAGATAATGAACCAAGAAAAATATTTTCTGCACCTACTAAGTCTATAATACAAGATGCAACATTACTTACTGCTGCATTTAAATAAACACAGTCATCTTGATTTATATTGTTTAATATTTCAGTATGTAATAGTGTTGATAATGAATCATAAAGTCTAATAGTAATACTTGAAATATTATGATAGCCTATAAAAAAGCTATCAACAATAATTGATGTATTCCAAGATGCTGTTATAGTTGTAGAAGTAGCTGATGCTTGTGCTATTGTTTCTTTAAACAAAGCATATATATTTTCTACTGGATACGCAATTGTTGGATTTGTCATTACTAATGAGTCAGCATAAGCTAATTCATTGCGTGTTTGTATTCTCATAAGTTAACAACCACCTTACCATTATTATAGTACTTTGCAGAGTTCTTTGCCATTTGTTCACCATCAACAATTAAGTATGAATGCACAACAATTGATTGTCCTTTACCTGTTAACTGTTCAGCAATATTTTGCTGTTGTGCTTTATTCATTATCAATTCACCTGCATCGCCATAGAAAAGATTCTGGTCACCTTTAGTACTTGACCCAGGAATTATTCCACCATCTTTAAAAGCAGGCGCACTAGGCTTTGCAGCTATAGCACTACCGATTGCCGCGGCTCCTGCTATACTTGTTGTTGCTATTACAAAAGGATTTAATGTTGAAATAGCTTTTGCAAGTGCAACTGCTACGTTTGCTGTAGCTGATAATACAGCTAATTGCCAAGTTTGAAGTGCAGCTTTATATTCAAGGTCAGCAATCTTTCTTGCTTTTTCATCTTCTAATCTTAATTGCTCTTTGTCATAATCTTCTTGTGCTTGTAAACGTTCTGCGTCATACTTTTCTTTAATGTCTAATCTATCAATTTCTTTTTGCAATTCTGCAGCTGTAACTGTATCACCTGCTATAATTGCTTCTGCAATTTCACGTTCTAAGCGTTCACGTTCTGTTTCTTCAAGTAAACCTTTAGCTGCTAATTCTGCTTGTTCTCTTGCATCTATATCTTCAAATAATTTTACTAAATCATCTTCACGTAACTTTTGAAGTGCATCATAATAGCGTTCTTCATCAGCAATCATTCGGTCTATTGTAGCTGAATGAAAGTCATCTATTGCACTCAATAAGTCCATTGCAACATTAACACCAGTTTCTAGCTTGCTAAAAAACTCTGCTAGTTTCTCTGCTTTTGCAACATCTTTTAAACCTTTAATGTAAGCATCGAAGTAATCATTTATAGCATCCTCTGCTGCTTTATTACCTTTAACTGCAGCAAGAGCTTTATCTCTCTCACTCTCTGCTACTTTTATTGCCGTTGCATTTAGCAGTTCAAGCTTTTCAGTATATTCACGAACAGCTTCTCGACCTTTGAACCATGCTTGCTCTGCTTCTAAAAATTCATCTTCAAATATTTTTGTACTATCTATAGCTTCTTCAAGACCTTGTAAGTACTTTCCGAATTCTTCTAAGAATGCTGTTATACCAGAACCTTTAAGCGTAAAACCAGCATCAAATAAATCGTTCAATGCTTTCTGTGTTGCAGATGCACGTTCTGCTGCTGCATCATATTCAATTAAGTTTCTTGCTGCAGCTAATTCTTTTTCTGAAATTACAGCTAGTGTAGCTCGCAATTCATTTTGTATTTTAAGGCGCTTAGCATAATCACTATTTTTATTTATGACATTACCATACTCTGCTTGTAGCTCTTTGTATAAGTTTATTATTGACTGTACACCATCACTTTCTGCAGTTAAACCTGATTCAACAAGAGCTTTAATTGCACTTGTATATACATCACTTAAGTCTGCATTTCTGTCATATTCATCACCAAGCAATTTAGCTAATTCTACTGAACGACTAAATGCTGTTTTTAATATACTTGCTTGCTCATCAACTGCTCTTTTTCTATCGTCGTCTAATTTTGCTAAAAACTCTTTTAAAAGCTTTTCTTGTTTAAGTGCATCAATATACTCTTGTTGTGCATCATAACGCTTTTTAGAAGATTCACCAGCTATTTCATCACGTGCACGCTGTTCAGCAGCAGCTAGTTTAATAGCTTCTATTTCAGCGCCATAATTAGCAGTTAAGTCAGTACTACGTTCAGCTAGTTCTATTACTTTTTCAATACTTATATCATATTCATCAGCAAGTCTATGCATTAAAGCACTTAAATCTGAAACACTGCGTCTTTGAGGTGTCCCAAAAGCACCTTGCAGTACATTTTTACCAAAATTATTTAATGTAAATGATACATCACTAAAACTACGAATCATTGTTTTAGCTTCTTCACCAGTTAACTGCATTTCATTAGTCATATCACTAAAGCTTTCTGTAGCTTTCTTAATACCAAGATTTGATAATGCTGCAGTGCCTGCAACTAATAAACCTATTGCGGTAGTTACTCCAGCAATACCAGCTATAAGTGGACCTAAACCTGGTAAAAAGGTTAAGCCTAATATACCAGCTGTTTTAGTTAATGCAAAGCCTAAAGCTGTAGATGCAACAGCAATACCTGCTACACCAGAAACTATAGCAAGTAATTTTGGTGGCATATCATTTATAGCTAATAGAAAGCTTGTTGCAATATCTGTTGCTGTTCTTAAAGCAGGTGATAATTCTTTACCAAGTGTTATTTTTAATGCTTCATTTGCATTTTTAAACTTATCGAATGAACCTTGAAGTGTGTCCATCTGAATAGCCATTGCTTCAAATGCTTGATTAGTGCCAGTTACTGATGCTTCCATTTCCCTAATCGCATCGCCGCCAGCAGCTAATAATGATGCCATTTGTGCACCAGATATTTTACCGAATATTGCTGCAACATTAGTTGCATCGACGTAACTAGCATTAAGTACATCGACAATATCTGCCATACTATTTACAGTTGGATTGACATCATCGAATGAAATACCAAGCTTAGCTAAACGTCTATTTACAATACTTGTTGAATCTGCTAAGTCAACAAATACACGCCTTAATGCTCTACCAGCTTTTTCACCGCTAAAACCTTTATTGAAAAGAACTTGTAATGTACCTGTCGTTTCCTCTACTGTTCTACCAAGACCAGCAGCTATTGGACCTACATATTCAAAGGCATTTGTTAATTTATCTAATGTTGCTAACGAACCTGTTATTGCAGAAGTAAAAACGTTAGCAATATTTGTGGCTTGACTAGTTTCTAAACCAAATTGTCTAATAACAACAGCAATAGTTTCTGAAGTTTTTGCAAGGTCCGAGCCAGTAGCTATTGCAAGAGCATTTACACCATCTAATGCAGCAATAGCTTCTGCAGCAGTAAAACCAGCAGATGCTAAATAGTAAAGTGCATTAGCAGCTTCAGATGCAGTAGAGCGTGTTGTAGCACCAATTCTACGTGCTGCTTCTTCTAATTTAAGAAAATCTTCTTCAGTGGCCCTTGCTACTGACTGTGTATTGGCAAGAGATTGCTCAAAATTAGCAAATACTTTTATTGTATCCTTAAAAGATGCAATAACGGCTTTAGCTGCTTTATAAGATATAAGTGCAATAGCAGCAAATGCAGTAGTATATGCTGCTTGCGTTTTTTTAGCTGCATCACCAGACTGTCTTTCAACATGTGAAGCAAATGCACTCAACTGTGCCTGAGCTGTCTTAATCTGCGTATTTAATGCATCTAATACTAATTCTAAGCGAGCTTCTATCTTGCCAGTTTTATTAGCCATTTAGCTTTTTACCACCTCTTATCCAACGCATGCCAGAATTTTCTTTTTCCATGCCTTGCATCTTTCGATAATCTGCAACATAATTTAATGCTGCAACATCAATATCAATTCTTTGCTTCTCTGTAAATGCACCTTCAAGATAATCACTTGGTCTTTTATTATATTTTTCGCCAAGAAAACCAGCACGTAAAAGCATATCATGTGTAAGCTTATCAATATCGCTTTTATCTCGCTGCATAATATACTCTACAACAAATGTCATAAAATCTTCTGGTAATAAAAAACTAAGCATTATTTCAAGTCTATCTGCTTGTTCAATATATTGCTGTCGTTTATCACCATCATCTAATTCGTCTATTAACTTACGTATTTCTGCTAATTCACTCTGGCGTTGACTAACAAAATCTTTACCAAGTAATTCATCATGAAACTCTTTAAACGTAGGTCGTACTAAACAAAGACGAAGAATATTTTCATGTATATTCTTTATCTTTAGCATTGCTTCTATATCAGGTACTTTTGATATAGGCTTTTCAGCATTTGGATTCTCTGTATAAACAGTAGTAAAATCACCACAAGACTGCAATGCTACTGAGCTAAGCATAACTATAGTTACAGGTATTGGTACACCATTCCATGGTGCTATCAATACTTTTTCTGTACCAGGACCAATAATCTTTAAAACTTCTTCTGTAGTGTGTGTTTGTTCCATTTTAATTAAGAGTGAGAGCCGAAGCCCTCACTCATTACTCCTTAACCGAATGTTATGCCAAGACTGGCAAATTCAGAAAGACTTAAAAAGTCTTCAGTATAACCAGGATACTTCACACCAGCAAGTGTATATTCGCGAGTACGAATATTAAACTGATATGTAGCCCATGCTTTAACATCGCTGCTTAAGTCTCCTTCAAGGCCGTTACAGTTATTAAAGTTAATTCGCTTGTAACCAACCATATTACTTCTAAGGTTTGAACCTTTTCCGTATTTGGCTTCATAAGCTTCACCAGCAAAACCTGGTAGATAAGTCTGACTCGTTGTAGGCGGACTATATCTATTCGATACACCAGTAACAGTTTGGTCGTTTGAGCCTCCCTGAATAAGCTGTTTAAGCTCCCAGAGTTCATCAGCCAATGCCAAAGAAGGATTAAGACCTTTAAGTAAAGCTGAAGCAACCATTGATAATGTACTACCATCACCAACTTCAACTTCAATTTCTTCAAAGTCTTTAATTTCTTTCGGCAAACCAAGTGCACCAGCATTGTTGAAACAATCAACAAAGTGTGTGCCAAAGCCAGTTACGGCACCATTATAAGCACCGAACATCAATGTTACAGCAATTTCGCCTTTAAGCTCAAGGTATGTTGCTGTATCTGCGGTTTGAACAATTTTCAATCTTCCTGTTGCTGCATCTGCTGATGCTGTAAAGATTGCACTGAAACCTGCATCCAGATTTAAATCTGTTACAATTTCAGCAACTGTTGCTGCTGTATCGTCTACAGCTGCACCTGTCAAATCGATTGTCAACTCTGTAAAAGCTCCTGTTGCACCTAATCGATATGCCAACTTAGACGTCGCAATAAGAGCACTGATATCAACTGTTCCAACAAAGCCCAATTGATTATCTACTGCCGGATATGAACCATCAGGATTCAATCTTCGCCAGCGTGACCCTTCAATAGAAAACGACGTTTTTCCATCAAACGCGTAACTCATTATGTCCTCCACTTTCGTGGTCAGCTTAAAGCGAACCACAAGCTATTAGTATATTTCCTTAAACTAAGGAAATCATAAACCACGTCTTGGTGTAAAGAATCTGCGTCCTCTACTTATTGTACCATCATCATTACCAGCAGATATTGCTCTATCATCATTAGGTTCTGTCAAAGGTGTAATTGTTGGTGTTGCAAATGTTTGAAAAGAATCACCATCAGCATCAGTTAATACTTTTCTGTGTAATAAGTCTACTACTTCTTTTTCTATGTATGTAGTAACAGCATTTGAATATCCTGGTGGATAATGTACTTCAATAATAAATGGGTCTATTGTATTGTCTACTGTAAAATAACTGTTTATAGAATAATCATCATATAGCAAAACATACGGTGCAACTGGCGATGTGTCCATATTACCACGTATTATAACATTCTTTACAGTTCCGGTCAATAGTATTGTTCTTATTGTGTCTAAGCGCATTATTTACCGTCCCTCATAAAGTGTTCTCAAATCTGCCATTATAAGTGGCTCGAATCTTGCTAACAAAGTTGGAAAAGATGCAAATCTACCTTCATAACCTTCTTCAAGGTCTACTGCATAGGATGTACTATTTGCAAATGTAAGTCCCATATTACCAGGTACTTGAAATGCTTTTGCAAAAAACCCTGTTGCAGCTTTAAATGTATGATTTGTCCAAAAAGCACCTTTTTGTTCTGCACCAGCACTTGTTTGTACAGAATTAAAATATATCATTGCTTCTATAGCATAATATTTAAATATATTATAAGCTTCTCTTTCATACTCATCAAATGCAAGTTTTATTCTTGCATTTACTACTGACATATTAATAAATCTAATCTTGGCCACTTAATTTAACCTGTAATAAAATATTTAAAGCTATTGTAAAAGCATCATCTTTATTTACAGTAATAATATTATTTACTTGCTTAAAATTAGTAGGTAAAATAAATGTTATTTCTGTATCAGTTATACTTACTTTTTCATTATCTTCTGTATCATCAATCATTTCAAGCATATCAATAGTCTCCTATATCTCTTGCAGTTATTTGTTCTAAACCACAAACTATATATGCTACACCACCAAATAGATATTTCTTTTCTGGCAGTTTGGTTCTAAAAGTTTCACCATTATGACTAAAGACTAAATTTCTTCTTAACCAAGTTGTATCATATTCAACAATTAAATAATAAACATCTTGATAGTCATATGGAGTTTTAGCATTAGTAACAATAGGTTCTGGTAAACGCCGCCTTGAAACAGTACCAACACCAAGTTCAGTAGGCACAGCTGCTACTGTAATATCTTCTATAGACTTGCCCTGTGCATTTGTTATTCTTGGTCTAATATCAGCAATGATAGTAACTGGATTTACTGCTATTCTATCACTGATAGTCTGTCTTAATACATCAAGCATAAGGCTTACCTGGTACTCCCGCTACGTCTGATTGTTTGATTCTTATTGCACAAGAACCACCACCTTTTAAAGCATCACAACGATTACTGTATAAAACAACGGCTTTCAAACATACTTCTTGCATTGTCTTTGGTGAAAAATATTTAAACTTTTCTCCACCTGTATCTATTTCATTTATACCAGTTGTTTGTACACTTGCTGTTGTTGCGAGTTCTTCCCAAAGAGCTGCAGCAGCACATTCTGGATAAACATAAGTTACAATATATTCATTTAAAAGAGTTTCATCAGTTACAGCTTGATAAAAAGGTTTCATGAAACGCTTTAAATTTTCTAACGAAGTCATTAAATGCTCCTTTATGCATGTACTAAACTATTTTAGTACATCTATAAAAGGGTGTGAGCCTGCACACTACAACAGACTCACACCAAGAATAAAGAGAGGATTACCAGGTAGGAAGGGTTACCTTCTGAATGTAATTGGTAATACCAAGTGCATTGTATGCAGCTTCAACGAAGTACCATGCTCTTTCTTCTTTACGAAGAGTAGATACATCAGGCTGCATATCAACTTCGACGGTAAGGCCGAGTTTTTCGATGATTGACAGATACCTATTGGGTTTAATCAAATAAGCATAGCCATCAGTTACACCGGTATAAGTTACTGCACCACCAGGCATGTTGATTACTTCACCATCATAACCAACTACCCTGCTTATTGCAGATATACCAGGATAAAGTCTATTCCTATCGCTCGGTAGACCACCAATAACATGCTCGATGTGTCGCATGTCATTTTCAGAACAAAGCAGAACAGAACCAGCCGGATTGATTTTACGTCCAGTAACAGGGTCAAGTCTTTTACCAAGACCATCAACTGTATTCATGAGCGTATTAAGCATTTTCTCCTGCCGATTGTCACCATCAGTAGAAGCAGCAGTCCACTTAGCCGTTCCAACAGTGCCATAGTTACCAGCAAGAATAGGCGCAATTGCCAAGTCATCCTGTTTAGCAGAATGTCCAAGCGCAACACCATCATTCAGTCTGGTAATATCATAGCTTCTGTCAAACAGTGCAGCCAAAAGAGTCCAGCGGAAACCAGCTGCATAAATCTTCATCGGAATAGTATCGTACTGTCCGCCAAGATTCGCGCCCTGATTTACAGACTGTCCTTCGCCATTGTTCTCTTCAAATACGATACCGTAAGGGAAGAGTTCAGTAGGTCGAACATCTTTGGTCGCATTCGGCATTGAAATCATATTATAGATGTACTGCCGAATAGTCGGTTTTGCCTGCTTACGAATAGTCAGGTCAAAACGAATAGCATCAAACAAATCCTGCCAGCCATCAACGAGTGTATTACCAGCACTACCGGAAAACGCACCACGTTTAATCTGCTCCATGACAGAACCACGGTTTTTAAAGCGATAGTCGAAACCGTTCGACACTGAACCAGTAAGTGCAATATCTCTATCACGAGAAGCACTCTGCAGGTTATTTAGAATGGAAAGAGTGCTTTCATCAAGCAGTTCACCATTCTTGGGTATTGAAGAACCAAAACCGGTATTAGCCTGCATTACATTAACAGGACTAACAACCTGGATTCTTTTACCCTCGGCTTGAGCTTCCTTGAAACTAGTTGCAAGTAGCTCACGAGAAACACACTGAATCATCTTTTACCTCCAGGTAATTGTTGCAATACCACGAACCTCGGCAGCACTTCCGAGTAACTGAACACCATCAGCTCCAACAACAGAATTGGCTTCTGTGATTGAAGTGGCTCTCGCAACTGCATTGTCTGTTGCACAAGCAACTACTGTGATGTCATCACCATTGGCCTGTTCAAGAGTCATTGTTGCAGCAGAAGAAGTTGCATGCGCATGAACAACCATGTCAAGAATCTTTGCACCAACAGGAATCTCGGGAACAGCAAGTTCACTACCAGATGCAATAGACGCATCTATTACAACTACAGTAGTTTTTACTGCTTCAGAACCACCAACATTCTGTTTGAATGGCCTAAACCAAACATAACTTCCACTGGACTCTGCATAACAGATACCAACAGGAACAGCACCTGCTACGTAACCTGCACGCAATTCGCCAGCAGCAGAACTACCACCAGACAAGAAATAGACCACACCACCGACAACAAAAGTATCGCTAGTGTTAATCTGACTTGTACCGATGATTCTTTCATCAGCAATGTTAATAAGACCATCAGCCCCATCAACAATACCATCAAACTCGCGACACTCACCAATAAAACCGTCAAGTGCGACGATTTCAAGATGCTCAATATCGCGGCCAAGTCCATTTGTAACAAGCACTTGTTTTTCATTTACGAACTTCTCAAGAAAGCCGTAATTCGCGCTTACTTCAGTCATTTATTAACCCTCCATCGCTTCAGCTTCATCTTTGTCAGAACTGTAGTTGCCTTCAGTCTGAAAAGATGCACCAATACTACCAGCTGAAGCACTTCTGAACTGAGTGAAAATTTTCATGCTGGCGAGTTTTTCAACTTCAGCATTTATCTCTTCCACAGTTCCAGCTTTCAAGCTGAACAATTGTGTTGCGGTTTCGATAAGCGCGTCATCTTTGAACTTGTCTTTAATGGCGGCTTCTTTGAGCTGTACAAATACTTTTTCTTTGTCGGCTTTGATACCGGAAATAAAAGTATCGATACTTCCAACTTCTTTTTCAGCGTCTTCGAGGCGTTTCAGCGCGAGCTTATTAGCCTCAGTTAAGACGGTGATGCCCAGATTCGAGGCAACGTCATTTATAGGTAGACGTCCAGAATCGAGCTGATTTTTAAGTGCTGTCAGAATATCTGCAGTACTTAAGGTTTCTTTATCCATCTCGCTTTCTCCTTGCTTAATATGAGTAAAATCGGCAACGCCTGATTTTTCACTACTTTTAAAAGATGTAACAACAATTTCGGCATCTGAACCAGTCATATCAGCTTCTACTAACGCATTGCTTCTTCCTTTGACTGATTCAATAGCCATATACACTGTTTTATCTGTTGCTTCATCTCTTTCTATTTTAAACTTAATTATATCAGAAGATGACGTGCTAAGCATTTTAGCTTTTATTTCACGTATTGTCTGCTGAATTAAAGCTTTACGTTCTTCTGTGCCATCAGATGACATAGAATTTCTTAAATAAAGATAACCATCTTTAAGTCTTGCACCAACAACATAACCATCAGGAATTGCACGCATTTTATAATGCACACCCTGGTCAGCATGTCCCGCTAAAAATAAAGGCGCTGGTACACTATTTACACCTTTAGCATAAGACTTTGCCCAATCTTCTGTTAAAATAACGGTCGTCCATGAATCAGGATAAGCAGGATGATTGTCACCAAGAGCAATTCTATTAACAAATTCATATTTTTCGCCTTCACCTAACAATGTATTGTAGGATTCTTTATTGCCAATAGGAACTGCTTCTACACCATCAATATTTGCTGCTTTATGGTCATTCAGTATCGCTGTCTGAAATGTTATTGGCATCGTGTTCATTAGTTCGTTCAATTTCTACTCCTTTATCTGCAGCAACAAGTGCAGTCTTAAGCATTATCAACCATACTTTTGGCTGTTTACGCCAATGCTTCTCATAAAAATCACGCATATCATTAGGTAATGTTTCAAGCACAACCTTAGGTAAATTAGCTATGCCGTATTTACTAATTGCTTTCTTAACATCTTCTTTGTACTGTTCTCTTTCATCAAAAAAGTCACTCTGCTGTTTTAGACTTATCTTTATTATCTTCAGGTTCTTCTTCGGTGTCCTCAGTAGTCTCTTCATCATCCTCAGGTCTAAGTCTAGCTTCACTAGCTTCTCTTCGTTTTTCTTCTTCACCTCTAAGCCTCTCTATTTCTTTTTGATGCTCTTCAAAAGTATCAGCAAGCTGCATGATATTAAGTTCTTTCATTGTATCATAAACTTCTTTATCAGTTACAGCATTGCCTTCTTTAAGTAGTGTAAGAGCTTTTGCAAATGCATTTATTATTTCTGACTGCTCTTTAGAACTAACAAAATTCGGCTTGTCCCAAAGCACAGTAATATCATCAGACTTTATAGTACTAAAGTGTACGTAGTTATATATTAAAATAATAAGTTTATACAATTCAATCCAAGATTTGCCACGCTCTGCTTGTTTGCCCGCAATTTTCTTAATCCAGATTGGCCTGTATTCCTTAACACTTGCTAAAGATGTACCTAAATTAGCACCAAAGTTTATTTCAGGAGTTTCTGAACCTTCGACTAAATTAGTAAAAGTCAATTCAGACAGTTGTTTGAAATCACCTGATGTTTTATTTAGATACAAATACTGGACGTCATCTTCACCTTGATTTATAAATAAGTCTCTGTCATCTAAGACCAAGGTACGTTGGCCTTTCTGTACTAAATCAAAAGTACCAGAACCAAAATTGTTATCTACCCATTGTCTTGCGTTTCCAGTACTTACCTTAAGCTTAGGGTGTCCATCACGTTTTTGTGCTGCTCCGGCTTCATAAGTTAAGTCATGATAGAATCTCAATTGAGGTTCTATAACTTCAATTTCTGAATGACCGTATAATTCGGTAGGCAATTTATCATTTGTAAATAATACTATTGGTAATACTTTAAAAGGATTTGCTATATTTCTTTCAAAGTTTAATTCAGAACCAACAACTTTCATTTTATGAGCATCTGCAGTTATTACATGTTCAATAATTGCTGTTGCTGCATTATTCTTTGGTGTTGCATATGTCAAGTGCTCAACTAGTCTGTAACCAGTTATTTGTTTTGTCAAAGGATTTATAAATGTGTCAAGTATACATTCAGTAGGTACAAGCTCAAGCACAATAGTTTCTGTTGATATATCCCAACGTGCCCAAATAAGTACATTGCCATCTATCTCTATTGCTTTGTTTACTGTTCTATACTTATAATCAATTTGGTCAAGTACTTTTTTAGCTTTAGCATTTGCTACAATTTTAGGCTCGCCAATAAAGTTAACATTATTGTTTATAATTGGTTTAACAAGTTGTCCAGCTAAAGCATAATCATTGTTTATATTTCTATAAAGTTCTCTACAAAGTTTTGTATTTACATGCGATGTTTTTCCAGTATAGTCTTTCTGCATAACTGTATTGGCAACAGCAACTAGTTCAGTACGAACTTCTTGTGCTTTTCTTGCAAATAACTTGCCGAGTAATGTTTGTACACTATCTGTAAAAGTACTCATTCTTACCTCTTATTATAAGATGCCATACCAGTTGCTAATTTACCAATATTATTATAACCAAATGGGTCATAAAAACAAAGTACAAGGCCATCGGCCCTGTCCGGTGATTTATGCAGCGCATGTGTATGTTCAGCAAACTCTTTCTTAGATTCAAGCTTCATTACTTCATACCCACGTTTACCATTTATATAACTATACTTTCTTGTATATAACTGAACAGCAAGTTCCTGGTCATCGGGTATATCTGCAGTCTCCAACTGATCTTTCATATTAAAGTACATCTCAGTTGCAACATCTTCATAATGTGCAGTATCTAAAGGTGTACCACCAAAGTTTATTCTATTGACATTATAGCCATCTTCTTCAAGTATATCGGCTACTGCGGCACCAAGATTACCATTGTCAATATTTATTATGCTATTCTTTCCAGCAAAAGTTTCAAGATTATCTCTTGTAACAGTTGCTGATTGTTTCTTACTTATATACTGGTCAACTACTTTCGAATTTATGCGCTTGTAGAAAGTAATTTCATCACCACCTTGATGCGCAATGTCTGCACCAACAATAGGAATACCGGGTGTATTCTTCAATAAGTTAAACTGCATTGCTTTCTCAACAAGTTCTGCAGGACAAACAAACAGTTCATTAGCATCTGCCAATTCGCCTAACCAAATATGGTCTGCTCTTATGCTATCTCTTGCATAGTCTGCTGCCTTCTCTTGTCGCAACGAATTAGGGAACCAAGGATTATCCATCCAGTTTACTCTAACAAATTTAGCATTAGGGTCCTGGTTACGGATGTAGTCGACATACACAGGGTCGCTACTGTATCTTGGGTTAAAGTCCCAAAAGAATATAGCAGTCTCTTTTCTTATTGTCGGCCGAAGTATATCAATTGATGTTCTTGATATGCTCTGTGCCTCTGCCACCCAACAAATATCAGC